CGAGGGTGACGTAGGCGACGATGTCGGTGGCTGCGAGTGATGCAGTCCACTTGTTGCTCACGCGACGACGACCGTCGGTATCGGTGAACTCGACGCCTTGGAACGTACCGATGAAGCGGTCGCCGATGGCGGCAGCTTCGATGGTGCCGTTCGCGCCGATCTTAACCGGCTGGCTCTGGAGAATGTTGGCCGAATAGCCCGAAGCGATCGAGTAGGCGGTGGGCCGGAGCGCACCACTTGGCGAAAACGCGGGACGAAGGCCAAACGGCTGAGAAGTCGTAGACATAGCCTGTTACCTCATGTTTGGTTGCGAGACCCGAGCCTAGGTGAAAATACCACGGCGCGGGTTGTTATCACGCATCTCCGACAGGCCGTCGCCTTCGTACATCGTGCTCCCAGCTCTCTCGGCCTGCTCACGGATGCTATCCGCGACTTCGGCGAGTTTGTCCTCTTCGCGCAACGGAGCGTTGTGGTGAGCTTCCTGCATGAACTTCTCGTAGAGGCTCTGTGGCAGCTTAAACGCAAGCATCTCGTTGACGCCAATGAAGCCGGTGTATTCACCCGTCTTCACCGAGGCATACTCCATACCCGGCACCTCTTGCGGTTTCACAGGCTCGTAGCCGAGCTGCATACGCCGATGGATAGGATCGCGCGGGTTGGTAGTTGTGAGCCAGCACACGTGAAAGCCCGGAATGTCCGGCAAATCAGGGAGTGCGTCGTTAAACAACTGGTTACGGAACATCTCAAGCCGGTCGTCTTCACTCACCTCGCGGTTCTCGGTGACCTCACGGTCCTGAGAGCGGCGGGTGTCGCGGCGACCGACAACGTCGAAATCCGCATCCTTCTTCAAGCGGCTGTCTTCAGTGCTATTCGTCATGGTGTCTCACTCCTTCTTAGCGAGCCGAACCGGTGTCGTAAGCCTGATAAGCCCGAAGCATACGATTGCGTTTTTCAACGTCATCCCATGCTCCAGCCTCGATCATAGCTTGCTTCCGTTCGGGTGTCACGTAAATTTCTTTCTTGGTGCTGACTGGGGCGTGCTCACGCGTCCGGCCAGTGGGCGGTGCCTTGCGCTTTGGCTTGGCGGCGACGGCTTCCTCACCGTCCCCGATGGCTTCAGCGACACGGGCGGTCAGCTCCTCCCAATAGTCCCGCGACGCAGGGTCGTAGCCTTCAGCCGCCAGCTCGTTGTCGATGGCCTTGGTCACCGCGCTGTCGCGGTCACGGCCCGTCGGGTCGTACCACGGGTTGGCGTCCATCCACTGCTTGGCGAAGCTGACCACGTTCGGGTCAACCTGCGGCTGCGTGGCCTGCTTGCGCTGGGCCTCGAACTGCTGCGCGGCAGCGTTGAGCTGGTACGCCTCGTCCTTGGCCTGATCGCGGATGCGCATCGCTGCGACGACGTCCTCGCCGTTACCGGCCTCGGTCGCCTTGGCGATGATCATCTCGGCCTGCTGGATCTCGCGCTGCTTGGCGGCGATGCGCTGTTGCAGTGTCTGGGCGTTGGCATCCTGCGTGTGCCCCTCGATGTTGGCGAGGCGTTGCAGCATCTCCGCGTTCTGCCGCTCGAGCAACTGGATCTTCCGCTCGGCGGCTTCCTTGGCCCGGCGCTGCATGTCGCGGCGCTTCTTGCGGCGATCGCGGTTGGACTTTGAACCCGACGTGATGTCGTCCTCGCTGTCATCCTCGCTGTCGGCGAGACGTTCGTCCTCGTCGCCATCATCGTCGCTGTCATCGGCCTCGTCGGTGTCGGCCTCAATCGGCTCCTCGACGGGGATCAGCTCTTCTTCGTCAGTCTCAGTAATCTTGTTGTCGGTCATGACCAGCTCCCTTTTGTAGCTTTATCGATCAGATGAAGGCTTTGATGGTGAGCGGGTCGCCCGTCACCTTGCCTACCAGATCGAGGTCGTTGAAAATTACAAGCAGGGCTTCGTCTTCCCCGCTTGCGGTTTTGACAGTCCAACGGTCGCCGCCGTACTTGGGCACGCGCACGAATTCACCCGGCTCACACCAGCTTCCTTCGGGCCACGGTTCCATGGTCGTGCGGTTTTTGAAGGCCAACTCGCCGACCGCCACCACTTTGGCGATCTGCGTGTTCCACGCGTCTGTCTCGCGTGTCTCCGTGGTCAGGATGATCCCGCCCTTGGTCTTGTTCTTCGGCGTGCGGATTTGCACCAGCACACGGCTGCCGAAGGGGTGGATACCCGGATCGCAAGGCGGGAACGCCTCGTCGATGTCGGCGTAGCCGAATTCTACTTTGTTCGCGAGTTCCTGCATCAGTCGCTCCTATTTTGCAGGGTTAGAGGTTGAAGTCCTTCCGCTCTTTCTCGTCGATGAGTTCAAGCAGAACGGTCTTCGCCCGTTCTAGGCCAGCGTGTATCCCGACGGCCCGCCCGTAGGCGAACGCGTCGCGACCGGCTGGCTTCTCCATCGCCTCACGAGCAAGCTGCGCCTGCTCTGCCTCCAGACGTTGGAGAAACCATTCGATCTTCACGCAGGGGTCTTCTTGCCGCTGACTTCAACCTTGGGCTTGTGGCCCATCTTGAGCAGCTTGTGCATGTTGGTGTTCTGTGCGGTCATCTTGGGCACACCGCCCTTGGACAGCGAGGCATCGTTCTTGTGCTTCATGGTCTTCACTCCGGTTGGCTGAGCTGATCGCGCAGCGAGTACCCTTCCAGCTTCCACAACTGGCGGATGGCGTTTTCGTAAGAGAACTTCTTGCCCAGTTCGGGGTCGAAGTTGGCGGGGCTGGCGGGCGCGCTCTCACCCACCACGAAGAAGCCGTTCTTCATCTTGAGGATGCAGATCGTCAGGACGTTATCGAGCACGACGTATTCCTCGCTGACGATCTTCGCTTCCATGCTTTCGAGCGTTACGCGCGGGGCGGTGGCGTTGGCCGCGCTCTCAGCTTCGGTGGCGATCAGGGCTTCGGTGCTCATAAGTCTGTCTCCTTACGAATTTGGGTTGGGGTTGATGCCCGTGCCGGTGGTCACAGCTACGCGCTCCCCAGACGCGATCTCGGCGGCGGCCAGTTCCATGGCCGTGCGGTTGTCGTCGGTGTTCATGGCGATGCGCGCTTGCAGCTCGGCGGCCTTGCGGGCGTCCTCGGCCTGCTGCTTCTGCACCTCCAACTGCACGCGGACCTGCATCTCCTGCGCGTCCTGCTGGAGCTTGGCGGCCTCGAGCTGCATGTCGGCCTGCGTCTGCTGCTGGTCGATCTGAAGCTTGGCCTGCTCCATCTGCGCGTCCTGCTGCATCTGCTGCGTCTGAAGCTGAAGCTTCTGGCCCTCGATGGCGAGACGCGGATCTTGCATCTGCTGCGGCTGCATCGACTGGAGGAGCTGCTGCGCCTGCTGGATCACCGGCGGCAGCGCGTCGAAGACCGCAGCACCCTGCTCAATGACCATGGTCGATGCCTCGGCCAGCATCTGGTCGAGGGCACGGCGTGCGTCGTTGTCCTTGCCGATCTCCTTCATGGCCTCGGCCACGTCCTCGCCCAGCGCCTCGCTGGCGATGCGCACGGTCGCGGCGACGTACCACAGGGTGACGTGCTCCTTGAGGTGGTTCAGCATCACCGGCAGGTAGGCCGGTGCGATCATCGGGTTCATGCCGAAGGCAGGCGACGTCATGTACGCGAGGTGCGTCTTGAGGTGCGCGATGTGGTCCTGCTCTGGGAAGGCCGTGATCGGGCGCCCGAGCGACGCGGCTGCGTTCTCGTTCACCGCGTTCTGCTCGCGCGGCTCGACGGGCGGGTTGAGCAGCTCCTTGGCGTTGGGCACCTTGAGCGTATCAAGCAGACGCTCCTCGACCTTGCGCAGGTTGTAGAGCTGCGGCAGCGCGGCGGCGCGCTGGGCCACGGCCTGCACCTGCGCGTAGCGTTGCGCCTCGCTGAAGATGTTCGGGTCGCTGACCGGCACGACGTCGAGCACGCCGTCGAAGTCACTGCGCCGCGCGAGCATGTCGCCCGCCTCCTCGGCCAGCACCTCGTCGTCGAGGTACATGCCGTTGAGCCGGTCGAGGACGCGCAGCATACGCGCCATCGCGTCGTGCATACGTGCGTGAATTGACGAGTAGACGACCGCGCCCTGCTCAAGCTTGGCGAGGGTGGTGCCGACCGGTGCGTTGGGGTTGCCGTCGGCGATGTCTTCCATCGACGTGCGCACGACGCCCTTGCCCGCTTCCACAAGGAAGCCGAGCAGGCTGAAGAGCACGGGGCTGGGCGGGTTGTACGGCAGGGGCATCGCCAGCTTGCGCACGTCATCGACGTTCAGGCCGCCCTCGATCTCCTCGACCTGCCCGGGCTGGATGGTCAGCGACTGGCCGCCAGCCGTGCCGCCCTTGAGCTTGAGCATGGTCTGGCTGTTGCTGATGTGCGCCGCGTCGAGCAGAGCGCGCAGCGCGCCGGTGGCCGCGCCGCTCAGGCCGCCGATCATGTGCGGCAGGCCGATGGGGTACGCGCCGCGCCACGGGATGAAGGGGAACTCGACGAACCATTGCAGCTCTTCGAGGCTGTCGTCGTCCTCTTCCCAGTTGCGATAAATCGCAAGTACCTTGCTGGACGACTTGTCGATCGAGACGATGTACGGCGCTGGGCCGTTGTCCTCTACGTCGGCGATGACGTAGGTTTCGAAGACGATGCGCAGGCCGTCTTCGTTGTAGCTGGTCGCGTCGCGGCCTTCGATCTTGTCGTTCGCCTGACCGGCTACCGACTGCTCAGGCTCCATGCCCACCGGCGCGAGGTCCACGTCGCGGTACATGCCAGATTTTACACGTTCCTCGTAGTCGAGCTGCGTGAGGTACTGCACGTGCGTCTTGCGCTGCGCGGTGTAGAAGTTGGTCGCCGCGTAGGGCAGGTACATGTCGTCGATCGGCACGAACAGGAAGGTCGGCCGGTTGCGCGCCTCGTCCCAGCCCAGCTTGAGGTACTGCGCGCCGCCCAGTGGCACCTGCGTCAGTAGCTGCTCAAGCTCGGAGCGGAACTCTTGGCTCTGCACGGTGAGCTGCCAGTTCATCAGCGACGTCTTGCGCTTCGCCTTCTGGATTTTCTTCATCGTGACTTCGCCCTCGATCAGGTCCTTTGCTGGACCCTGCGGGGGTAGAAGCTCCTTGATGGCGCGCGACGCGAAGTCGATGCACGCCTCGGTCATCATCGGGTGGACGACCTTCGATGCGCCGTTGAACTGCGCGCCGCCGGGGGCGTCGTCGCCCAGACCGGTGCGGCGGATGCCTTCTTCGTACTGCTCGTCGCGCTTCTTGCGCGCCTCTTTGTCGCGGCTGATCAGTTCGAGGAACTTCGACGCCAGTGACTTTAGGTCCGGTTCGGGCATAGTTTCTGCGAGGTTGTCGTAGAACTCGCTCTCGCCTGCG